GAAGAAAATTGATGCAGAATTTTCAAGTCGAAAAGATTCTTTTCTTCGTCAGCCTACTATTGCTCGAACTATTCATCCTCATCAAAGAGGCGTGATTGATAAGTATCATAATCATCTAAAAAAAGATATGTATTGTATCGTTAATCTTCTTCCATTTGTAAAGGATCCACAATTTGGTGCACCATTTACAAGTGAAGAGTACAGCTTAACAACTATTCAGCACTGTCATTATCTAAATATCATTAAAAAGAAATTTTCTATTGAACTTACTGATCTAGATCATATCTCAGAAATTGGTGGAGGCTATGGCAATTTCTATCGCATGGCAAAAATTCTAGGATTCAAAGGAACATTTGAAATCGCAGACTTTCCTCTTATGCATAAGATTCAAAAACATTATCTAGAAAATACAGTAAAGGAATATAATAGCGCAACCTTTATTGATCTAGATCAGCTATCTCCAACTAATAAAAGTCTTTTAATTGGAATCCATAGTATTAATGAAATGCCAATGCGTGATAGACAAAAGCTTGAGAAAAAATACAATTCATATGATTACATTGTTATTGCACACAATGACAAATTCGATGGAATAGATAATATTAAGTATTTTGGAAATCTAAAAGAAACTTTAAGCGAAACTTTCACTGTTGAATCATTTCATTGTCCAGTTAAAAATAATGGACACTTCTTGGTAGCATACAAATGAAAAAATTAATTTATCAATATTGGGATGGAAACATCAAAGAGTCATGCCGAGCTGGTGTAGAAAACATGAAATGGTATGCCGACAAAGTCGGTGCTGATTATGTATTCGAAGAAAATCCACAATGGATTAAAAAATCTGGCATGGACTTTGGCAACTATTCACCACACTATGGTGCGTTTAAGCCTATTTTCAATAAGAGATATCGTGACTATGATTACTATCTTTTCTGTGACACTGATGTATTTGCGGTAGAACATATTGAAGAAGACATCTTCGAAGGATTTGATCACCACATTGGAATTTGTGAAGAACCATTTCAGCCCAAGCAAAGACAAATTACTCTTGGTCGAATTACCAGTGAACAGGATGAAAGATGGGCAAAGGTTGTAGAAAGTGCCTATGGCTTTAAAGTACCACGCACAGACGAAGGACTGGTCAAAATCTTTAATTCTGGTGTAGTGCTATATTCTGCCGATGGAATGCAATGGGCTCGTGATAAGTGGGTACCATTTAAGAAATATGTTGAATTGATTCGTAAGAGTGGACTCGATTCTTTCTATACATGTGATCAACCATATTTGCATGCTATGATTTGGGCTACTAAGATGGATGTTCAAATCATGGACAACAAATGGAATAGTTACATTCATGGTACAAAGGATAAGATTAATCCAAAGAGAAGAATCATGGATTGGAGAACACCAGAATCAAACTTTGTGCATTGCCAGTTTCCTGGTGCTGATAACTTAGATAGTGAACAACTTTGGAAAATCGTGAATCTTTCTCGAGAAGAATGGGGTTATGATATATGATTCTTCCAGAGAAGAAAATTTTATTTGTACATATTCCAAAGTGTGGAGGCACTTCGGTCGCAGCAGGGTTATTTGGTAAAGTCAATATTAATATGAAAACATATATTAAGCTTGATAAGTACAAACAAACCACATATATGTGTGATGTAAATCAAAAGCATGCACCAGCATGGTTTTATAAAAACGAATTAAAAAAATCTTATAAAGAGTACTATAAATTTACTGTCATTCGAAATCCTTGGGAAAGAGCTATGAGTTCATTTGAATGGCATGAAAAGGTTAAATTTGACGAATTCATATCTTTAATAGAATCTCAAAGTCATCATCAAGTCAAACCTTTATGTCATTTCATTATGGAAAAGAATGAAGTAATACTTGATGATATTTTTTGTTTTTCTCAAATTGAAAGAGTTGCTGATAAATTAAAAATTAAAAGACTGCATAGAAAAAAGAGAAATAGCAAAAGGCACTTCGAAGAAATGGATCAAGATAAGCTAGAAAAATTTGATGAAGTAGTCAGTAGAATATATAAAGATGATATTGAATATTTTGGATTTGAAAAATTTAAACCAGCAACAAGGAATGTAACTGTATTATGAAAGCTAAGATCTGGGGATTAGGCCTGTCAAGGACTGGTACGACTACACTCACATATGTTCTCAATCAGATGGGATATAATCATATTCATTATCCTATATATGATGAGATGATGGACTTCAATAATGACGGTGCTTCTGATATTCCTGTCATTCCAATGTATAAAAGACTTGATCAATTATTCCCTAATTCAAAATTCGTCTACACGATTCGAGATAAAGATGCATGGCTAGCATCGATGGAACCATATCTTGAAAGAAAAAAGACGTGGGTTCAATCAAGCACTCAGATTGAAACAAGAATAAGTGTTTACAAAAAGCCATTTTTTGATTATAATATATACTCGAAAGCATATGATGACCATGATAAAGATGTGAAGGAATACTTTAAGAATAGGCCAAAAGATCTTCTTATCCTTGATATTCTAGGTGGTGATAAACCACAAAAGCTTTATGATTTTCTTGGATCAGATCTTACACCACCAGAAGTGTTTCCACATAAGAACCAGTTGAAAAAATGAAAGCATTTGTAATTACAATCAAAGGGAACGAAGTATCTGAGACAGCTGCTCAGACATGTATTGATTCGTCTAAGATTTATAAGAATGATTTTGATGTAGAAACTTTTGATGCCATTACTCCGCCAGATGTTGATCGTCTTTTACTGAAGAATGGCATCAAGTGGAATTATCCATGGGAAGGCCAGGTAGTAGATTTTACAACTGGTCTAACAAAGAAAGCATATCCTACCGAGAATAAGAAGGCGCGAGTTGCATGTGCTTTAAGCCACTACAGTCTATGGACTGCGTGTGCACACGGTGCGATACCCTATCTGGTTATGGAACATGATGCAATATTTACTGCTAGACTCGATTATAAAGTTATCGAGAAAACCAAAAGATTAATCATTAGTATCAATAATCCTCTATACGCGACTAGAAAAGCTCGTGAATATAAAGAAAAGATTGAGAATTCTACACCAGACCAACAAGGTGTAGTTCACGTTCCTTATATTGATGAGATGTCTGTGCCTCAAGGGTTGCCCGGAAACTCGGCATATATAATTAAACCGGATGGAGCACAGAAGATGATTGATCTGGTAAAAGAGTATGGCCTTTGGCCAAATGATGCATTGATGTGTAGGCAGCTCATTCCTAATATTGGATGCACAAAGAAATTTTATACAAGAGTACAGGGGACAAGGTCAACGACCACGTTTTAATTATGAAAGCATATGTGATAACAATTATGGATCATGAACGTTCTGTTCAATCTGCAAAGAGATGCATTAAGTCTGCAGAAAAGAATGGACTTGAAGTTGAGATGTGGAAAGCTACAACTCCAAAGGATCTACCATTTGATATTCTCATCTCAAAGAATGTGGGTGTCACACCATTTGATGAAGTTTATTCGCGTACTCAGAACTGCGCTGCAGCCTTTTGTTCTCATATGAGCTTATGGGAAAAATCAATTGAAATCAATGAGCCAGTTGTTATCTTTGAGCATGATGCTGTGGTACATGATAAAGTTCCAACAGATATATCTTTTGACAAAGTCATGACTTTTTCAAAGCCATCTTATGGAAACTTTAATACACCGCCTTCACTAGGTGTTAATCCTCTTATTCAAAAAGCTTATTTTGGCGGAGCACATGGTTATATTGTAAAACCAGAAGGTGCAAAGGAACTTATCAAACAGGCACAAATTGAAGCAAAGCCAGCTGACGTATTTCTTAATTTAGAATATTTCCCTTGGCTTCAAGAATATTATCCATGGGTATGTACTGCTATGGATGACTTCACTACAATTCAGAATCCTGTTGGATGTCAAGCTAAACACCGTTATGGAGAAACCTATGGAATTGAAAAAATATGATCAAGCATTCCTGACTGGCTGTGACGAAGGGCATGCTTGGATGATCCCATGGTTTCTGAAGAATTATAAGAAGCACAATTCCGCTCCACTTATTTTTGCAGACTTTGGTGTTTCGGAACTAACACTAAAGATTGTGCGTGAAAATTTTCATGCTGTAGTGGATATGACAAAAGTGAAAGAAACAGGCTGGTTCAAGAAACCTAGATCTATGTTATACTCACCGTCAGTTAAAACAATTTGGATTGACACTGATTGCGAAATCAAAGAGAATATCGAAGATTTATTTGATATGCTTGAACCGAATAAGTTGGCAATGGTTGAAGATAAACCCTGGACTAAAAGACGCGGTGAAGTGTGGCATAATTCTGGCGTGGTTGGTTTTATTGATAAACCTATCATTCTTCATCAATGGGCACAAGCTGTACATGATAATCCGACTGTTGGAGACCAAGAAGTTTTACATTCAATGCTTAACCCTATCACAAAAATGACATATATAAAAGATCTGCCGAATGAATATAATGTGTTAAGATTGCAGTTAGATCATGACGGCTATAAAGATAAACAAAAAATTGTTCATTGGACTGGGCCGAAAGGCAAGGAACGTATTAGGAGTATGATGAATGGCTAGAGTTGTACATGTGATTGGAAATGGAGATTCAGCTTCTTTCTATAATGCTGAGCCTCGTAAAGGCTTAAAGCTGACATGCAATTTGCCACCATTTGAGATTGAGAATGTATATGCTACAACTATTGTAGATTTTAAGATGATGCGAGCAATCTCTCGTGGAGAAGTCACTGTGCCAGGACAGTGGATTCTTGGAATGCGACCAAAGATTTTTCTTGATAAGAATACACATGTTAAGATAAGACATGCTCAGCAGATCAAAGAATTCTATGATGTTTTGCCGAAGTATTGTCCCAATTACACAGACTTAAGTTGTGGCCACTTTGCTGTACACTATGCAGCTAATAAGTTTAAGCCAGATGAAATCCACATGTATGGATTTGATGCTATCTTTGATTTCAATCTTCGTAGTTCGTCAGATTTATTCATGCATTCTGATCGTGAGAATATGAATAACAACCGATTGGCTAATAACTGGAGACCAGTGTGGACTGGCATTTGGAACGAGTTTAAAAATGTAAAGTTTGTTTTACACCACTTTCATGACAAACTTAAACCACAACACGGCGATAATGTAGAAATTAAAACTTATTCAAAAAAATAGCATTTTATGGTGTACAAACCTCTTTTTCTGTAGTATAATAGATCTATAATTAAAGAGGAGCTAAATCATGTCTTATCGTTACGACGTTCTTGCAAATGTTCTCAAATCAATCTCTGTAGATTGGTCCGATGAGAATATCACTTATCAACTTCAGCGTCTTACTTCCGATGAAATGCGGAAGTTTCGTGAACTCTTTCGCACTGCCGAAATGATCGAAGATTCTCGTGGCGGCAATCCGTTTGAGGATGCAGCATGAGCCATCCATCAGAAACAATCAACACTAAAGGTCATTGGGCAGTCGGTTTTCGCTGGCCAGTGACCGGTAGTCGCGGTGATAAATATACAGTAGAGATGACCGACTACGGTTTTGAATGTGACTGTATTGCATTTCGTAAGTGTAAGCATATCAAACAAGTAGAGGCTGGCTTCGATGATCCTAGTGACAGGTGGTAGAGCAAAGCAGAGGCAGAAGGTTTATCGTGCAGCAGAGTTTGCATGGAATTATCTTATGCCACGTATTCGCAATTGCTTTGTTGATATTGAAATCAAGAAAATTAAAGATGCTCAAGGTTATTGCCTTGAAACAAATGATCGAATTTTTGAGGTTGAGATTGATAGCCGACTCAAAGGAGATGATCTACTAACGTGTGTTTTTCATGAAATGGTTCATGTTAAACAGGGTGTTCGCAATGAATTAAAAGATGTAAGTTACTTCGCAAAAAAATGGAAAGGCGAAGAATATCTTAACTTGGTTTATGATATAGAACATCCTTGGGAAGAAGAAGCTTATCGTTTACAAGAGGAAATTTTAGAAGCATGGAATATTCGTTCGGGATCCCTTTGAAACCAGTGGATCAAACTGACAAAGAAGCCGAGTACTATCGTGATATGGTAGTATCTCAAGGTGAGCACATTGAATTGCTGAAGCAGAATGTGCATGAATTGCAAGGACAATTGCAACAAGCCTATCGTAGAATTGCAGAGCTAAGAGAAGCTCTTGAAACAGAAGTAGAGGAGAATAGAAAAGATGAAGACGATCCTTTCGTCAGCGTTAATATCGCTGGCCATATGTAGTCCGGCTTTTGCCGAAGTAGTACAAGATCACTTTAAGACTGTAGTGGTTCAAAATCCATATACAGTTGAAGTTTGTACAAATGGCAACAACAAGTCTGAAGTACAGAACTTCCTTGAAGGTGCTATTGTCGGTGGAGCTATTGGCAATAATATTCCAGGTGAAGAGAACGGCGGAGCACTTGGTGCATTTCTTGGTGGTGTATTGAACACCGAAAGAAATAAAGGACCACAGTGTCGCACAGAGACTCGATATGAGGAAGAGCAAAGGGTTATCTACTCTCATTCCACTATCACGTTTACTCATGAAGGTCGTACATACACATTGAGGTTTGCTAAGTAATGTACACTATCTATTCAAAAGCCGGTTGTATTTTCTGCGATGCAGCAATGGAGCTACTGGATAAACACAAACTAGCATATCAAGAAATTAAAGTGCCGGGTAATGAAGAAGCAATGAAACTCTTTAAAGAAAACCAGTGGAAAACCGTGCCGCAGATCTTTAGTTCAAGCGGTAACTACATTGGAGGCTATCAAGATCTCAAAGAAGCATTTGATTTTCCTGATAACCTAGCAGAAAATAATTCATTTTGAGTGCATTTTTTGGTTTACTTTCTCGAGAAACTATAGTATAATATATACATGATTAAAAAAGAGGAGCTAATCATGACTTACATTATGCAACAAGATCTTCGCGATTACATCAACGCTCAGCGTGCTGAGGCTGATGAGTACTCTAAGCAGCCAGGCTGCTGGATGGGTAAGATGGTCGATCCTACCGATATCGAGTACTGGAGCGAGCGTGTTCCATCCGGTACTCTTTCTGAGTTCCAACGCATCGAGCTTATCGAAGATGCATATTACATCACTGCTGATCATGTCAGCAAGTCGTATGCACGTTCTCTTCAGTTCCATCGTTGGACGGACGACAAGATCCTTCGCCACATCGAGAAAATTTCTAAGCAAGCAGAGCGTGAGCGTCAGATCGATCATCTCGAAAAGGTAGCCGAAGAGGCTCGTCTAGACAACCTTGCAGCAGATATGGGTGTCTGCCGCGAAACTCTCGATCGCTGGATAGAGCAGGATTATCCTAGCGAAGTCTTCCGTCCTTCATCTCACCAGCCTGATTATGCGGTGTACTAAGATGCTAACCTTTCAGCACAATCATGAGTCGATTGAATATCCTGGTTATAATTGCAGTTATTTCAAGTTTGAAACTCCCGGAGATTACCGAGAAGATTGCAGATCTATTCGTGAACAATATGAGCAAGAAGGAAAAGAAGTTCTTTATGTACTAGCATGCTTTAACACCGGTATCGATTGGTGGAGTGGCAAGCGAGTAAAAGAAGATGAACATGGCTTTGATGTAATTTGGAGATTGAAATGACTCCATCCGAAATACAAGCGGCGCTGCCTTTACTAGCACAGCTCCTCTTAATAGCAGTAATAGGCGCGCTGCTTGTAGGTTCATTTGTTTCTATCATTGGCTTTATGTTTAGAAACGCGTTATGGGTAGTAACAATATTAGGAGTAGGATATTTTCTTTGGTTCCTTAGCTCAGCTGGATAGAGCAACTGCCTTCTAAGCAGTAGGTCGAGGGTTCGAATCCTTCAGGAACCGCCAAATGCGGGCATGGTGGAATTGGTAGACACACAAGACTTAAAATCTTGAGACTTCGGTCGTCCCGGTTCGAGTCCGGGTGTCCGTACCAAATTATGAGAGGGAGCAATGAGTAGAGCAGAGCGTATATATAAAAGTACAGTAGCTCGAAAGAGAAGAAAAAACATTAAAGATATCATCTTCAAAAGAACCATAAGTCTCTATACGAAGATGAGAAGGAAGAGGCGTAATAAACGTTAATTCCTATTTGCAACCGATACCATATATCTCGGCTCTGCTTAATAAAGGTTTGTCGCTCAATAGACACGCACGGATCAACGGTTAGTCCGTATTTACATCGTCCGACGTTCATTAGGGCGATAGGATATGTCCGATTATGCTATGTAGGGTCGACATATCTGAGCGAGAATTAACTCAGCATTAGATCGATAGCTATCTCTATGTTGGATGTCGGCATAGGGCGATATATCAAATCCCTTCTGCGTAGCGGTGGGTGATAGGGCATCCCAAATTTGCGGGTATAGTATAATGGCTATTACTGCAGCCTTCCAAGCTGAGGATCGGGGTTCGACTCCCCGTACCCGCTCCACCTTTATAAATAGTAGAATGGAAAAAGAATTGACAATCGGCGATTATCTCGTTATCTCACCATTTGCTTGGGTGATGTCTCAGTCCATTATTCATATGGATATATTTTGGCTTTTTGTTGCATGGTGGATGTTTAACTTATATGCATATAAGAGAAGGAGTTGGGTTAGTGTCTGACGATATTTTTGACTTTGGCTTTACTGCAGTAGACGAAACAGAATTAAAAGTCGCACAGGATGCCGCTCGTCAAGTTGATGAGTATAGTACCACCATCAACGACACACAGCAAAAGCTTGACAAGCTCTATAATGCTATTACACCTCTTCTCAATAATCTCAAAGCTAATCCAGAAAAAGAATATATTCTCTGGCCTAATCGAATTGAGAAGGTCGAGCAATTCGAAAGTTACTTGTACAAAATTTACTCCGAATAAAAAAAAACGTAAGTAGTTGATTTCAAACAAAAAAATATTGCACTTTTTTGTTTACATTTTCGTTTTTCTGTGGTAGAATAGAACCATAATCAAAGAGGAGCTAAATTATGATTATCAAACCTGAAGATCGTCTGGCCTATATCAAAAAAGCTGCAGCTAAGTTTAACAAAAAAGTTAAGCGTAATGCTCGTGTTCGTGACTACACTACTCCAGATAAAGATCGCAGCATTGACGATTCCGTCAATATCAATGCTTGGACTGATGGCTCTAAGTATCTTGACGAGCACTATGGTGATCGTGTTCGTTCCACTCGTGAATATGAAAGCAATTGGGACTAATCAATGACTATGCATCTTGTTCGTGGTATGAATACCACATCAACTCGTAAGCGTAAGACCAAGCGTACTCCAGGCTGGCAAAAAGCTCAGGCTGAACATGACGCTTGGCTGCGTAAAATGGGTGTACACCCTAATCAACTTAAGACCAAGGAGAAATCAAGTGGCACGAGTATTCCGGACTATTCAGCGAAACGTTCAACAGTCCCGACGTCGGACCGTATTACAGCCATCGCCGGAAAGCGTAAAGCTCAGGAATACTCTGGTGACTACATCACCGGTCTCGCCACAATGCACAAATCCAACACAGTACCGGTCGGTCGAGGAAGTGACCCAAAAATATACGCACAAATGAGACGAAATTAATGGTTTACTTTTGCGGAAAACTGTGGTAGAATATATCTACAATAAAAATTGTCGAGTGAGTATAAACGCGGTTAAGCCTGTAGACGACATTAAAATTAAAACGCAGGTGGGAAGGAAGGCAATCCCTCAAGAGAAACCTTCATCTATTTTGTTGAGGAGCAAATATTATGGCAATACCAAAGCGTACTAAAAAGAAAACTGTCCGTGCACGTAGGCGTACTGGCGCGTACGGTGCACCAGTTGATAAGGGTTTTGACTCTGTTCTGTATTACTTTCAGAACGAAGTTGATCGTAAAGAAACTATCAACTTTTCGAAATCTTTCATTCGGTCTCATTTCAATAAGACAGATGCAAAGAACATCCTTGCTAATCCAGACTACATGTTTGGTCATGGCTATATGGGTGCTACTTCATTCTGGTATACAAATGGACATGAAGTGACCGAACGTTCAGAGTATTGGAAGAATGCTATTGTCAATCGGTTCAAAGGTTTCATTGAGTCCGGTAAAGCTATTCTAAAAGAAAAAGCTGCTGAAAAGAAAGTTGAGAAAAATGTAGTATCGCTTTCTCCAGTACAACGTCTTCAGAATAAGATTAGTAATACTATTATGCAAGATCTGCTTGATCTCGAAGATCAGTGGATCGAAGGTGAGAAGACTACGATTGATGTCTATCTTCTCTTTAAGAAACACGGTTTGGCAGGATCGGCAACAATGCCAGTCCGCCAGGTGATTGAGGGATGGTTGCTAGATTATGAAGATGCATACCATAAGCGTTGTGACCAAGCCGTCGAGGGCTATTCACATTTGAAAAGACCTGAACTCAATCGCCGCATTAAAGCGTGTCAAGACATGCTCCTCGATCTTGACCGCATTAAGTCCGCAGCTAAGGCTACTCGTAAAACTCGAGTCAAACAGCCTAAAGCTGCGGACAAACAAATTGCAAAAATGAAGTACAAATCAGAGGATGCTAACTTTAAGCTGGTTTCAATTAATCCAGCACAAATGGTTAGCAAAATAAGATTGTACACATTCAACACTAAGTCTCGAGTATTGACAGAGTATATAACTCAAAGTGTCGGTGGATTTGAAATCTCTGGTAGCACGATTAAGAATATCGATCCTGTCAATAGTCGACAAGTCAAGCTTCGTAAACCAGACGAGTTCTTGCCGATGGTCTTATCTAAGACACCAAAGCAAATCGATGCTGAATGGAAGAAGCTGACTACTAAATCAAGTACACCAAACGGTCGTATCAATACAGACACAATCTTATTGAAAGCACTTGACAAATGAAAGTAATAGTGTGTGATCCGCCGAGTGGATGGAAGTATGGATTTCCAAAGCCAATTCCAGAAGGCGTTGAAGACGTCAAAGCTTGGTTGGTAGAGAATGGTTATCCACAAAGAGAAATTGATCTATGTGGTAATCATTTCTGGGTAAGACATTGGGAGACAGAACTTGACGATTGAAGACAATTTTTTGACTAAGTCAAAATTTACTAAGCTTATCGAAGCGACAGTAACTGAAACTAAACTATCTTATATGGACACTATTCTATATCTCTGTGAAAAGAATGATATTGAACCAGAAGATGTAAAGAAGTTTATTTCACCTATCATTAAAGATAAGCTTGAAGCTGAGGCAATGCAGCTAAACTTTTTGCCAAAACAAAACACACTTGACTCTGCTTTTTTTGAGTAAGTATGATATATATTATACATACCTCTGTTTACAAAGCAGTGAATGTGTGGTATAATATTTCAGTTAACAATACAGCAATAAGGACAATACGATGTCATTCGAAAATCTAAAACGCAATCGCGATCAAATCTCTAAACTCGTTCAAGCAGCAGAAGCCACCGGTGGCGGTGAAAAGAAATCTTATGTTGATGAGCGCGTTTGGAAGCCAACTGTAGACAAAGCGGGTAATGGCTATGCAGTACTCCGATTCCTCCCAGCAGCCGAAGGCCAAGAACTTCCATGGGTTCGATACTGGGACCACGGATTCAAAGGACCAACCGGTCAGTGGTATATCGAAAACAGCCTTACTTCTATTGGTCAGACTGATCCAGTTGGCGAACTCAACTCACGACTCTGGAATTCTGGGATTGAAGCAGAC